TAACTTAGCCATTTTTTAATTCTCCTTTCATGACACCTAAAACTTCATTTTCGTCTAAAATTAAATATTCAATACCTTCTATTTTAATAGGATGGCCTGCATATTTTGGATAGACAATAAGATCGTCGATCTTAATAACCATCGGAATTAACTTACCGTCTTCATTTAGCTTGCCTTCTCCTACAGCCAATACCTGTCCTTTTGTTGGACGCTCTTTAGTATCGTCTGAAAGCGTCAACCCGCTTTTGGTTTTCATCGAATCTTCAATTTTTTTAACTAGCAATCGATCCCGAATTGGAACAAACTCTATCATTCTTTTCTCCTTAAGTTTTATGCTTAGTTTATAATCTGATATTTATAAACTTTTAATCTTGCTGTCTAATTTTTTTCTAATAGATCCGATATTACCACGCAGCTCATTGCCCATGGTAGGTAATTGTTTGGCATAGATCATGTCCACATACATGTTGTCCATATTTTTAACTTCGTAAATGAGATCATTAAGCAGACGTTTAGCCTCTAATTTTTCTGGTCCGTCGGGCATGTTTTCAATAGCTTCGTTATATTTCTTTACATCGTTTTGAAATCGGTCAGCTTGTTGTAGCATTTTTTATTAACTCCATTACAGTTTCTATTTTCACACGTATTACTTGATTATTTAATGTGGTACGCAGACCTGAGTGCAGTTGTTTGGGCAGGCAATCCAAATCTGCCCAGCATACCGTCTTTGATGCTAGTGTTAAAAACTCTTGATCGACCACGCACACATATGTGCCATACTCAAATCCACGATCTTCACTGAGATATAGTTCAATGGGGACTATACGGCCCTGTGCATATTGATTTAACAATTCGTTGGCATCTTCTAGGAGGCTGTTGCTGCGCTGAAATGTGGGCACAGTCCATCGCTCTGCATCTAGGATCAGCAGGATGCGACCTGTGGTTTTAGCTAAGAATAGTAGTCCGGCACGCTGTTGCATGCCAGTACTTATCCACCGGCGAGCTTGAAGTTCCATTCTCCTGGCAGATACTCACCTTCAAAGGCCTTGATCCACTGTGTGCTATCCCACTTATACTTGATTCCTGTACGAATATTTTGGATATGAGTGGGAGAGAATGTTTCTCCGGCCATATCGGCAGCTTCTAACGTGTTGTCCACAGGATTCCAAACAGTAGCCCATGTCTGTCCAGTCCATTCTACTATAGAGTTAGCTGTGATTACCGGATCTGAACCGTCTTGATTTTCCCAGCTGGAATCGTTGTTGCTGGGATCTCTCCAGGCTTGGGGCCCTCTATATGGTATTTTAGTGCTGTCTGCAGGATTAGAAGGAAGATTTATAAATCCTCCACGATTCTCGCTGTTGTTGACATCATCTAACATTAGAAATCTCAGGCCTAACGGTATAGCGGCATGTGACCCGTATACTTCCAACGGATTGTACTTATACGGATCAATGATAGCATCCACGGTACCTCTGGCAGCAATGCCTGGTATAGTGCTGGCTATATCGTCATTGGCCGGATATGTGTCAGCATCTAAGGTCACAGTGAGTATACTAGGATCTAACGGGTTGGTTACAAATGTTCCCACTATTTCAAATCCGCTGAATTTCTTAAAATAAACTTCACTGCCAGGCATGTATCCACCCTGCACATTTAGTATTATAGTCCAATCTATAACATCGCCATTTTTGGTTTCTTTTTCAATGAGACCTAATGATATCACAGCATCAGAAGGATTAACCAATGTTAGATCGTATTGATTATCGCTCATGTTGCCGGTGTTTGATTTAAACAATAAAACCTTGTATCTACCATATGGTTGCCCGGATATGTTAGAACTAGGAGCACTGTTATTATAAATCAAGTCTTCAAGATTTAACACGTCGCCTTGTTCGGTAAACACATTGGCCACAATGCTCTGCACTATACCTAATTTTTTAACCTTGGCTGGTGGTGATATAAACACAGGCATTTCAAACTCTAAACTACAGATGTCTATGTCCGATTCTGCACCTTGCGGTATGGTCCTACTGGAAAAATTTGTACTGGTTAGATACATGGCACTGAGGCTGGTCCAGTCTATGTAGTTGTCTGTGGTCTGTAGTTCTAGACTGGGATTAAACAGCACTAATATCTGTTCAAGCAACTGTAGTTTTTGATCTGTGTTAGAAGTCCACACATCTGCTTTCATGGTCAATTTAAACGGTGTGGGCATCAAACGTTCTACAGTATAGCTGCCGCCTTGTTGCCCTGTGTATTCTCTAGTACCGTTGGCATCTGTAAATCTACGTTCTCGAATATGTATCTTTGAAACAAATGTAGGATCGCTGAGCCTATTAGTATCCATTTCAAGACCTGTGATATAACAAGCTATCCTAGGCACAGTGGGCATTTTATTTTCTGAGTTGTCTTTGATAATGCTAGCTACTTGTCTAGTAAGGTCGCCGTACATCACAGGAATCTGTCGCTGATCGCCGTCACCTGCCTGATACTTGAATCCAATAAACACACGCATGAACTGTGTGACATAGCGTCTTATCTGTCCGTCATAGTGAAAATCCATTATAGGTCTGCCTCAGGTCTTAGAGCCTTGCTGAGACTCTGTTTTTCTTTTACTGTCTGTCCATCGATAGTAGTTACGGTGGGGTTATTAATAAATGTAGATTTTTGTGTCTGACGTACATCCTTGCCTGCGAAGGTTTCACCAGCAACGACATCACTGGCACCTAGGTTGCTCATGGTCATTCGAACGTTGTCTTCAAACTTGCGCCATCTTACTCCATCAAATCTAAACAGTCTGTTAGGTAGATAATCTGTGCGTAGTGAAAACTGTCCATTGACTGGATTATTTGGAAAGGAAATACCTGCGGTAAATGGAGCACCGTTGGGAGGTACGCCGTCTTTGGTTAGATACCCTTCATAGCCATCTCCGGCTGCCGGCAGTATCACTGAGCTAGCAGTCTGACCAACATACACAGCATTACCATCAGTGTCATATAGTAGATTGCCTGCTTCGTCGGTGGCCTGTGTTTGTGCATCCACGGTTACTAAAGATGCATCTACACTGGCTAATTCAGCTGTGCCATCGTCTGTTCTCTGCAAAGTATAATACTTGCTGGTGTCGTAGCCGCTGCGTGGTGCATCTGCTTCTGCTTGATCTAACACCGCAGCAGTAATCTGCATTTCTTTTTCGTAGGTACTGATCACATCTCGCAAGGTATCTGCTAGTGCATAGTAGGTGTTATTGGGTGGAGCAACACCTGTAACTTCCTGTATGACTTGATATTTTTTTCCAGTAGCAGCAAGTACAACATCACCGGGATAATAAGTGATGCTGGCATTATATGTGCCTTTATAAAATTCTCTATCTGCAATGTCATCTAAGATCTGTTTAAATTCTTGACTGTCTACTAATGGTTTGCACTTGGCACGATATAAGTGCGGATACCATGTGGCTGAAAATCCTTCTGCTGCTCTACTAACTTCTTCTATTACAAAAAATCTCTTGAGTGCAAAAGTTAAATCATTAAGAGCATACTCATCTTTGAGGTGTGGTAGTTCAATCACATCACCTGCTATGATTTTACGACCCAGCTTTTCTACAGTATCTGTGATGTGGAAAGTGATAAAGATCGTATCATTCTGTAGAAACAGTCCAAACTGGCTGAGGTTAAAATCGATATCGGATATATTGTAGACACCTCGCATGACATAAACATCGGGATCATACTTGCGATCTCGGTTTTCTAAAAATAATAGATCCTGTATGTTTGCCACATTATCGCTAGTGTAGTTAGGTGTGCTAGGAGTGTCGCCTTGGGTTGCAGCTCCCGGACCGATATATCTGTGAACCAGCACATCTGTACCGCCAACTTGGAACATTTCCCAGGCGGATCTATCTATAAAGCGGAAGTCATTGCCCTTTTCGGGACGGTATAAACTGAGTCTTGGCATAGTCATATATTTACCGCTACGATAAATACTCGTATGAGCACATCAGACCAAGCCAAAAACTCTGTTTACAACTACTGCAAAACCATGCTAGGTGATGGTATGGTAGATGTAGAATTAGATCCCATACACTACGACACAGCACTTAACCGTGCTCTAGCAGTTTTTCGTCAGCGTAGCGATAACGCTGTAGAGGAAAGCTACGTGTTTTTAACACTCACTGAAAGCACTAATGAGTATATACTACCTAAAGAAATACAACAGGTACGTCAAATATTTCGTAGATCAGTGGGCTCAAGAACTGGTAACGGCACAGGCGGCACAGTATTTGAACCATTTAACTTGGCTTACGCCAATACCTATTTGTTAAGTAGTACCAACATGGGCGGACTGCTAACCTATGAACTGTTTAGTCAATATCAGGAATTAGTAGGTAAGATGTTTGGTAGCTACATTAATTTTACCTGGCATCCGCAAAGTCATAAAATTATCATACACCAACGTCCACGAGGTGAGGAATCAGTAATGCTACAAGTATATAATTCTAAGCCAGATTTTGCCATCGTAGATGATGTGTATTCCGGACAGTGGATCAAGGACTATGCTTTGGCCAACTGTAAAATGATGCTAGGCCAGGCTCGCTCAAAGTTTGGGCAAATCGCAGGACCACAGGGTGGCACTCAACTCAACGGCACAGCACTGATCACAGAAGCTCAAGCCGAAATGGAAAAACTAATGGAAGATCTCAAAACTGGTATTACTACCCAGGGTTGGGGTTGGATAACTGGTTGACCTTATAGCTAATCTATATTATAATTGTTCTAAAGGGGACAGTTTATGATCATAGGTGTATGCGGTTTTATAGGCTCGGGCAAAGATACCGTGGCCGACTATCTAGTCAATTTTCACGAATTTCGCAGAGAAAGCTTTGCGTCGACACTCAAAGACGCTGTGGCCAGTGTGTTTGGCTGGGACAGAACCATGCTGGAAGGACGCACAGCGCAGGCTCGAGAATGGCGTGAACAGGTAGATCCTTGGTGGGCAGAACGTTTAGACATGCCTACACTAACTCCTAGATGGGTCCTGCAATACTGGGGCACAGAAGTCTGTCGTAGATCGTTCCATGACGACATATGGATTGCTAGTCTAGAAAATAAATTACGCACCAGCAAAGACCACATAGTTATTTCAGACTGCAGATTCCCCAACGAAATTAAATCAATTAAAGATGCAGGCGGTCAGATTGTTTGGGTACAGCGTGGCGAATTGCCCGAATGGTATGAAGATGCTATCAGTGCTAATCAAGGTAATAACGTAGGTCTTAATGCTATGAAGATGCGCAAGATACATGCGTCGGAATGGGCATGGTTAGGTAGTGAGTTTGATGGCATTATCAATAACAATGGTTCTATCGATGAGCTCTATGAGCAGAGTGCTAACCTAGTAGTCGGCCACAAGATCGCCTTGCCTCCAAGTGATGCCCTCTTTGCCTAAGACAGCGGCACAGTTCAAACACACAGTTTTGAGGTTGTTTGGTCTGCAGTTGTTGAGATTTTCATCTATATGAAACACACGAAACACCTCTGCGTGTTGAGATCGACAGCCGCATTTTTCACACACGGCCTTGGGCTTGTACCCTGCACGTTGCCAACGAGGAACATGCGCACCTGCACCGTGTACTAGACAAATCTCACACAGTGTTCTATAATAGGTCCGAGTGTCTTTGTAGTAATTAATGGCTCTAGGGCGCTGTGCGCAGGCCTTGCATAATGGTCGCATTTGATATTTACCCTTTTAAACCCCTTTTGTTCGGCACCTAACTCGCTGTTTTTGGAATAGTATGCTAAATATTATGAGCAACTATTACCAGGAGAATAGGCGATATGGCACTAACATCACCAGGCGTACAAGTTACGGTAATCGACGAGAGTTTTTATACACCAGCAGAACCTGGTACAGTCCCTCTTATTGTCGTAGCAACAGCCCAAGATAAAACAAACGGAGCTGGTACAAACACAGCTTCAGCAACAACCAAAGCAAATGCCGGCAAAGCATTTAAAGTTACCAGCCAGAGAGATCTTACAGATCTGTTTGGCGTTCCGTTCTTTGAGCAAACAGCGAGTTCAACTCCTATTCATGGCTCAGAGCGCAACGAATATGGTCTATTAGCAGCCTACAGTTTGCTAGGTGTCAGCAATGCAGCATTTATTGTTCGCGCTGATGTAGACCTGGACCAACTTGCAGCATCAGTTGACGCCCCGGGAGCGAATCCAGTAAACGGCAAATGGTGGTTAGATACACAGGCCACAACTTGGGGTATCCAAGAATGGAACAGCGCCGCTGGATCAACAGCAGGCGGACAGAAATTTACCAACAAAGTGCCATTGGTACTAACAGATGCAGATTATCCTTCCAAAATTGAAAACAATGCGCCTAAGACATCGGTAGGACAAGTCGGTGACTATGCAGTAGTATTTCAAACTGTTGAAGGCGACACTAGTTACGGTACAGCAGAAGATCTTGCAAGAATCTATTACAAGTCTGCTGGTAACGGTCTAGTTGCAGGCGGCGGCACACAAGTGGACGCAGGCGAGTGGGTACTGCTTGGATCTAATGCATGGAAGGCCAGCTGGCCAGTGGCAACAAGCTCAACATACGCAGGCACAATGTCAGGTACTTTGTTTATTAACAGTACTTCGATTGCGACAGGAACTGTAGCTACAACAGCAGCTAATATTAACACAGCAGCTATCACAGGTGTAACTGCTAAAGCATTGGCCAACAAGTTATACATTTATTCCGATGGTAGATCAGCAGCTGACGGTGCTGCCGGTGACTCTACTGGTGCAGACGGAAGAATAATGTTAGACAACGGCACAGCATCGTGGGACACTCTTGGTATTACTATAGGTGAATACATCAGTCCTACATTGCAACAAACACCACATACAGATGTACCTACTTTCAAACGCAGTGATAACACAACCACAGTGGCAGGTGCTGCTACAGGTTCTGTATGGATCAAAACCACAGAGCCAAACAAAGGCGCTAGATGGAGAGCCAAGCAGTGGAGTTCAGCTACATCATCCTGGGTGGCATCAGAAGCTCCGATATATGCGTCTACAAACGCAGCCTTGTACTATCTAGATCGCAGTGGTGGCGGTGCTAACATCGGCGCAGACACATTGTTTGTACAAAGCAATGCACAAGAAAACAGCGGTTTTGATACAACACCTAACACAGCTGAATTCCGAGTATGGTATAGAAATACATCGGCCGGCCAGGGCACCAGCGTGACCAGCAATATTATCAAGGACGCTACATTTACTGCTGGTTCTACAAGAGTGTTTACACTTGCTGAAAGCATAGTAGGTCAGTTGGCCCTAGATGCAGCTAAGACAATCACTCTGAGCAGTGCTAATCCTAGTGGAGCAAATGCACCAACTGGCGACAATTCAGACGCAGATAAACTTGCAGCAGCCATTAACGCAGCCGGATTTACAAATATTGAAGCGTCAGTGATAGCTGTTACAACAACACAGAGCAGATTAGTTATTACACACAACGACGGTGGCGATTTTAGATTAACAGACAGTACAGGTACACCGTTGTCTACATTGTTTACAGCCTATAACATCAAGACTAGAGCAGGCACAGAAAACTTCTATAATATTTCATTAGGAAGCGGGGCAGTGGGTGCAGAAGATCTTGCTGCAGGCGCAGCCGACGATTATTTGGTATCGGGTTACAAGCCATTGGCTGCAGACGATCCAAGATTTGCAGCTAGTCCAGATGCTCCGTTGAACGAACCATCAGACGAACAACTTTGGTATAATCCTAACTTTGCAGATGTTGACATCATGGTCCACAATGGCAATACGTTTGTGGGTTATAGACATGCAACAGCGCCTTATTATGAAGCTGCAACAGCAACTCTAAGAACTGGTTATCTACCAATAGTAGCTGCCAGCAATCCATATGTATCAGGGGTTACTGTATCAGGTGACTTATGGATCAGCACAGCTGATTTAGAAAACTTCCCAACAATCTACAGATACAATAGTAACTTAACTGATATCGGAGATGTCACACTACGTTGGGAATTAGTAGATAAAACAGATCAAACCACTGAAGAAGGTGTGTTGTTTGCAGATGCTCGTTGGAATACAGCAGGTACTGCATCAAGTCAATCAACCATTGAAGATCTAATTACCAACAACTTCTTAGACCCAGATGCTCCAGATCCAGCACTGTATCCAAAAGGCATGTTGCTATGGAATCTTAGACGCAGTGGCGGTAATGTCAAGAAATACAGCAACAACTACATCGACACAGCCGGCGATAACCCAAGAACTAGCACAGCAACATTGTCAGGTTCGGCTTTCGTCAGCGGTGCAGGACTAGCTATGGATGCATACTACCCAGATCGTTGGGTCACTGCTTCAGGCAACAACGAAGACGGCTCAGGATCATTTGGTCGCAAAGCACAACGTAAAGTAGTTACACAGGCTTTGAAATCAGCAATTGACACAAGTCAAGAGATCCGTGATGAGGAACGCAGAAACTTCAACATCATAGCTTGCCCAGGATATCCAGAAACAATGAGTAACCTAGTTAATCTCAACATTGACAGAGGCATTACTGCATTTGTTGTAGGTGATACTCCATTGAGATTGCCTGCAGACGCTACATCGTTGAACAACTGGGGTACTAATGCAGAATTAGTCACAGACAACGGTGATGACGGTATTGTGACATACGATGAGTATTTGGCTACATACTACCCAAATGGATTTACCACAGACCTAAGCGGTTCTAACGCAGTGGTTCCAGCCAGTCATATGATGCTGAAAACAATTGCGCTCAGCGACAATGTCAGCTTTCCATGGTTTGCACCAGCAGGTACACGTCGTGGTGGTATTACCAATGCCACAGCAGTGGGATTCATTGATGCAGCCACAGGCGAATTCCAAACTGTTGCATTGAACGAAGGTCAGCGTGATACATTGTATGACTTGAAGATCAACCCGATTCCATTCTTCAATGGCGTTGGCTTGGTAGCATACGGTCAAAAGACTCGTGCAAGAAATGCAAGTGCATTGGATCGTATCAACGTAGCACGTCTAGTAGTATATCTACGCAGTCAGTTAAACAAGTTGGCTCGTCCATATCTGTTTGAACCCAATGACAAGATTACCAGAGATGAAATCAAACAAGCGGCAGAAAGCCTATTGTTAGAATTAGTAGGCTTGAGAGCAATCTACGACTTTGCGGTTGTGTGTGATGAAAGCAATAACACTCCGTCTCGTATCGATCGCAACGAACTTTATGTTGATATCGCTATAGAGCCAGTGAAAGCCATTGAGTTCATTTACATTCCATTGCGTATCAAGAACACAGGAGAAATTTAAAAATGGCAATTACATCGCTTAACAACATTGGTATTCCAACAACTAATGCAGCCGGCAGCACTCAGGTGCTGTTGATGCCAAAGTTAAAATACCGCTTCAGAGTAACACTGTTGGGATTTGGAGTTGCCGCAGCAACAGAACTTACCAAACAGGTGCAGGATGTTACAAGACCAAAAGTATCATTTGAAGAAATGACCCTGGACGTATACAACAGCAAGGTCAAACTTGCTGGACGATACAGTCTAGAAAATATCACGCTAACGTTACGTGATGATGCCAGCGGTCAAGTACAGAAAATGGTAGGTCAACAGATCCAGAAGCAATTCGACTTCATGGAACAGGCTTCTGCACGTTCAGGTATTGACTACAAATTTACCACACGCATTGAAGTGCTAGACGGCGGTAACGGTGCTCTAGTGCCAAACACCCTAGAAACATTTGAACTCTATGGTTGTTTTGTACAGAACGCAGACTACGGTGATGCAAATTACTCAACCAATGAGCACATGACCGTGGCCTTGACCATTGCCTTCGATAACCTATCACAGTTCGCAGCTGGTTCTACAGCAGTAAGCCCAATAGGCGGTATTGGAGCAGCAGTAGGAAGAACCATCGGTGCAGCTACCACAGGCGCTTCTACAGCACAAGGTTAATTTTAATCTTCAAAACAGCCCGACTAAAAATCGGGCTTTTTTTGTGGCATAAATATTTGTATGGCAAATAAATTCACAAGATACCTATCAGATTTCGGTTCCGGCTTGGTTGAAGGAGTGACCAAACCCAAAGGTCAAATGAGCAATTATCGTCATGCCACGAGATTGTTCATCGACAATAATCTTAGACTCAGCCCTAAGACCAAGTTTCTTTACTATGTACAGTTTGAAATAGACAACACGATAAGAGGCATGAGTGCATTCAAAGCCAAGCATGCCAACGAGGCCGGACTGTTAGTAAAGAGTGCAGATCTACCAAAATTTAATTTTGATTCGGTGGTGAAAAATCAGTACAATCGCAAGAAGATTATTTACAAACAGATCAACTACGAACCGGTAAACATCAACATGCACGACGACAGCAATGCTGTGATCAATGCTATGTGGGCCTTGTATTATGGTTACTATATCGCGGACCGACACAATCCAGATGCCGCTTATAAATCAGATCTTGCTCTTAGAAAGACTGGCACACAGCTTGATAATTTTAGATACGGTCTGGACAACGATAAAAAAGAAGCGGATTTCTTTAAATCAGTGACTATCTATACCATGAGTCGTAGAAGATTCGTGGGCTACACACTTGTTAATCCTAGAATTAAATCATGGAATCACGGCGGCATGGACTATGCGGCTAGTGAATTCAACGAAAGTTCTATGACCCTAGAGTATGAGGCAGTGAAATACTCCACCGGGAATGTAAGTGTTGGGTCACCTAAAGGGTTTGCCACCTTACACTATGATACTGTACCGAGTCCGTTGAGCATCGCAGGTGGCGGGGTTGCAACACTTACTGGAGAAGGGGGCGTGTTAGATGGGCTAGAACAAATTTTTGGCGACATAGGTGATCGGGGTGCGTTCAGCACTCCTGGAGGATTCATAGGCACATTAGCCAAGACCTTCAATACCTATAAGAATTTCAAGAGTCTGAGCAAAGAGCAGTTGGCCAGCGAAGCAATTGGCATACTTAGCAATCCGGGAAATATCGCAGCAGCGGCTCAGCGAGTTGGCGGAGTGGTAGGTGCTATTTTTCCTAAAACTGCCAGTACAGAAACCACCACCAACGCCAGCCAACGTAATTTAGTAGGAGGTCCAGATTAATCTATGGCTACTAATTTACCAGCACAACCTATCGAAGACAGTGCCGCCGCTACCAAATTATATTTTGAAAACTACGGTGAAGCTGCTCTAGAGTTTCCCTCCAACGATGTCACTGCCGCAGTGAGCTTTTTTCAACAAGCCGGATTTGATCTAGATGCTGCCTCTACTTCTGCATCTGTTATTCTGCGACAGGCCAAAATTGACGGTACACCTATTTTTCAAATACTAGATACATTGAAAAACTTTCCAGGAGTTTCATTGGGCCAGATAGTAGCAGAAATACTTAACAACAATCGTGTGCCCACATCACTGCTAGGATATAAAACCAGTGATGTAAAACCCAATCAAATAAGAAACATAGCTGCCTGATGTCTAAATTCGCACAGGGACGATTTGAAATGAAAAACCCTGCCAAGTATGTGGGAAAGAAAACCCCGTTGGCTCGTAGTTCGTGGGAGTTTGTATTCATGCGCATGTTAGATGAGCATCAAGGTGTGGAAAATTGGGCCAGCGAAAGCATACAGATACCTTATAGAGATCCTATGACTGGCAAATACACAATATATGTGCCTGATTTCTTTGTGGTCTACAAAGATAAAACTGGAAAGAAACACGCAGAAGTAGTTGAAGTCAAACCGCAGAGTCAAACTCTAAGAGAATCAGTGGGCAAGAGCAGATACAATCAAGAGCAGTATATTAAAAACATGGCCAAATGGGAAGCTGCCACAGCTTGGTGTAAACAGCAGGGTATTAGGTTTAGGGTGGTTAACGAAGGTGATATTTTCCATCAAGGCACCAAACGCAGATAAGTATGATATGACTAAAAAATTAGAAGATCTGTTCGATTTAGAATCTCAAGCCGAGCCAGCAGCACCTCCTCCGTCCGTGCATGAAGAAATCAATAGTCTTGATGATCAGTATCAAGCGGTACAAAAGATAGTACAAACGCTGCCACATATACAAGAACTAGAAAATCTTGATGAGCAAGAACTAGATAATCTTGCTAAAAAAGCAGAAGCTGCTTATGATGATCTCATGGATCTTGGCATGAATGTAGAAGTAAGATATTCAGGCAGGATATTTGAAGTAGCCAGTTCAATGATGGGCAACGCTATCACTGCCAAAAGCAACAAGATAGAAAAGAAACTCAAAGCTGTGGATTTGCAGCTGAAAAAACTAAAAATAGACAACGATGCTGGAGTAGATCCCAACAATGTGATAAACGGGCAGGGCTATGTGATCACAGATCGCAATGAACTGCTGAAAAAATTAAGCGGAAAAGCATAAATACTCATATGAAAACTTTTAAAGAATATCTCGTCGAAAACAAAAAAATTTACAGCTTCAAGATCAAAGTTGCGGGCGATGTTCCTGAAAAATTTCAAGAAGCACTGAAGTCACGATTAGACAGCTGCAAGGTCATGACCTTTGAAAAGCTGTCAACCACACCTATACAAAAATTGCCCCTGGATTTTCCAGGACAGGAAAACAAGCAGGTTACCATATATGAAGTGATCTGTGAATATCCTATTACCCCACCAGAAATAGAAACACATGTCAAAGCCATGGGCATAGACGAAGATTGTTTCCGGGTTAGAAACAGTGGCGAGCCTACAGAAGTAGATCAAGTGTTGATGGACAATGAACCCAGCGGTGAAGCCATGTTAGATGAACAAGACATGGACAAGGGCGCAGGAAAAATCAAACACAAAGACTATTTTGGTGATGATTTCAACAAAGGCTTTCTAAAAGATTTAAGCAAAACAGCCAAGCAGAGAACCAAAGATGGATTCGCTGCTGAATATAAAATACCCAAGCAAAAAACAGACAAAGCTGGATCTATGAGTCCAATGTCAAATGCTGGCAAACCAGATCCACGCAAAGGAAATTAACTATGAACTTTCAAGAACTATTGGCCAAGATGCAGGAGTTAGACAGGCCCGCCACAGAAGCCTGCGGTGACTCACCTATGCCAATGAGCATGCCAATGGGCATGCCAGAGAAACCAGATACTCCACCTCCAACCATGAGCATTAACCTTAATGCACAGGGACTAGACAACATTGAAGAATTGATGAAGCTGGTGAAAAGTGTGAATCCGGACATGGATAAACCAGAGTCACCTATCAGTTCTATCAGTATCGAGCCTATGGATAAACCCATGGGAGGACTACCCCCAATGGGCGGTCTACCTCCACTGAAGATGCTACCACCCATGGATGACGAGCCCGATACCGACAATATGCCTCCGATGGGCGACCTAGACCGCGATGACGGTGATGATGTATCCAAGGCTATGGGCGATATCGACAGCGATGGCGACCACGACATGGATGATCACGATGCTGAAAAGAAAGAAAAAGACGAAGCATTTGGTAATTCATTAAACGGGTCAGAGCCAGAATATGCAGGCATGGACGCTGCTATGCCAGACGGTGACGATCTAAACAAGCCCAAGAAAAGCTTCAGCGGCAAGCCATATCGTGGTGACAATCCTATGGCAGCCGGTGCTTACGAAAGCAAAGAACAACTACGTGCCAGCATCAGAGAAGAATTGCTGCAGAGATTGGCAGAAGCTAAAGGAGCGAAATAATGTCAGGATTTAAAATAGCAACTGAGTCACTAAGACCAGAATTTTATCAAGTTGTAATTACGATAGGTGGTGGAGCAGGTGTATATCCCACAGCAGACGGCAATGACAACGGTGCGGTATGCCCACAAGATCACAGTGCATTTGCAACCAAGCCAACTACATTAGCAATCGGTCGCCGTGTGGCACGAGGACACCAACGTTTCTTGGCCATTATTGAAAATCTACAAAAATACGCGGATGCACAGATTCAAGACGTGCAGTTTACCAGTAGTGGTGTAACTGTGGCAGCTAACCAACCAACCGCAGTGACTTTCACAGTGCGATATGATCGTGCAGGTGCAGCAGGCGCAATCACAACAGAGGGCGTATTAGGTGGCACAAGAGCAGAAATTGGAACACCGTTTCAATTTACCGCTACCACAGATGGAACAATCACCGTGGACACAACTGCCAAGGCTCTACGCTATCAAATTGGGCAAGCCATTGGTAGAACCGATCATGTTAAGAGCATGCGTGTGTTCGATGGTGCTCAAGGTGCTGAAATCCAAGAATCATTAACTGTTACATTGCCCGACACACTTGCAGACATTTACAAAGACGTGGCTGTAACACTGGTTGATGCAGCAGAAACTATTGATAGTTAATATAAACTAGTAAACCAAATAGGCTCTCCGGAGCCTATTTTTTTCATTAAATAAACATATGTCAAAATCCTTAGACGGCAATCTAATCAAGAAAGCCCATACACAGATACGTTATAATCTAGAAGAAGTCAAGCACCTAGAAGCCTGCATGGATCCAGTTGGCGGACCTTTATACTTTGCCAAAAACTTCATCAAGATACAACATCCTACTAGAGGATCGATTCCGTTCCAGCCCTATGGGTTTCAAGAATTGTTGATTGACGCATACCACACAAACAAAGAATGCATAGCCATGTTGCCACGCCAGATGGGCAAGACCACATGTGCAGTGGCATACCTATTGTGGTACACTCAGTTCATGCCAGACGTACAGGTGTTGATAGCGGCACACAAGTACGAAGGTGCTCGAGACATCATGGATCGTTATAGATATGCCTATGAAAATTTACCAGACTTTATCCGTGCTGGTGTGTATTCGTATAACAGAAACACCATCGAATACGACAACGGATCACGTATACAAGCAACTACCACAACTGAAAACACAGGCCGTGGTAAATCTCTTTCATTGATATATTGTGATGAGTTTGCATTCGTGCAACCACCAGAAAAAGCCAAAGAGTTCTGGACAGCACTATCACCAACATTGGCCACAGGCGGTAAGGCAATTATCACATCAACGCCTAACAGTGACGAAGATCAATTTGCTATGATTTGGTTAGAAGCCAACAAGCGATTCGACGACTTCGGCAATGAAACCAAATTAGGAGTTAACGGGTTCTTTCCCTTCTTTGCACCATGGCAAGAACATCCAGACCGAGACGAGGAGTGGGCTAGATTAGAACGTGCCAAGATCGGCGAAGAACGATTCCGCAGAGAGTTTGAATGTGAATTCTTGATCTATGATGAAACACTAATCAACTCTGTCAAGCTGGTCGAACTTGCAGGATCAGACCCTATGATGAACATGGGGCAAACACGTTGGTATCGAGAAATAAACCCCAGAGCCACATATCTAATAGCTCTAGATCCCAGCTTGGGCACAGGCGGAGACTACGGTGCCATACAGGTCTATGAAATGCCTGAAATGGTGCAGGTAGCAGAGTGGCACCACAACACCACTCCCGTGCAGCAACAGGTCAGGGTCTTGAGAGAAATACTAAAATATATACATGAGCGAGGCGAGGAACGAGGCGGTGCACCTATCATGTATTACAGTGTTGAAAACAATACCATAGGTGAATCTGCCCTGATAGTGATCAACGACATAGGTGAAGAAAACTTCCATGGACTATTTCTCAGTGAGCCTATCCGCAAAGGGCACATACGCAAGTTCCGTAAAGGATTTAACACCACACATAGAAGTAAGATATCTGCTTGCAGCCAACTAAAAAACATGATCGAAAATCACAAAATGACCATCCACAGCAAACCGTTGATATCTGAGCTGAAGACATATGTGGCATCGGGGCTGGGGTTTAAAGCCAAGAGCGGAGAACACGATGATTTGGTCAGTTCAACACTGTTGATCATGCGTATGGCAGATGTGCTAGCGGATTGGGATCCACAGATCTACGACAAAATGACAGAAAAAATCACCGAGGAATCCATGCCTATGCCGATCTTTGTCAGCATGGGTCTTTGATAAATATACTTATGGACGCAACAAATAACATAGCCACCGATTTATTCTACAAGGTACGCAGCCGTTTCGCTGGGCTGAAACTAGGAGCAGAAACCGGTGAGATCACCATCAATCCGGAACAAGCTAGATTCTTTGATTTTGACTACACAGAAGGTCAAACGCCTATAGGTCATGTCAGCATCAGCCTTGCAGAACCCAATAGCATAAAAGTGTATTTTTCTAATGGCATCACCGAAGGCATGGATGATGGACAGAAAACAAATTGGTATGGATTCTTGAAAGAATTGCGTCAATTTGCCAAACGCAGATTATTAAGTTTTGACACTAGAGACATTGCCAAAGACAATCTTGACAAACGAGATTATCAATTCCTTAGTCAAAACGCACAACCTAAACCACAGACAAATATGGTACAAAAACCAGTTGGAGAAAGCACAATGAGTGAAAACATAATGAGCGAAAGCTCAATGTACGGTAGCAAAACAGTGAGCTATCAAAAATTAATGGACACACGTCTAATTATTAAACACAGCCAAGCAGTGATGGATGACACCCAGCCAGGTGCCAGAACTAGAAATATTTCTGGACTGTTTGTTGAAAACCAAGACGGCGAACGATTCAAGTATCCCTTTATTCATCTTGCTGGTGCTAGAGCCATGCAGCGTCATGTGGCCAACGGTGGCTTGCCCTATGACGAATTGGGTGAAAGCATTACTAAAATGAGTGAAGAAATTGCTCAACTCAAGAGTTTTGGCAACTACGTGGTACGCAACGACCTAATGAATTCAGATACCAACTCAGTGGTTGAAAGAAGTGCAGAGTTTTTAAATCATCTAAGAGAACAGATCAAGGCATTAAGCAAACAAAGTCACTACGAGGCCTACAGAGAATCATTCCAGGCAAACCCCAACGAAGAAATACCTCAAGATGTAGTTGAAGATTTCAAACAAAAATTCACGGTCAGATCATTCAAAGAAGATATCGCAACTGTGTTTCCGGTCTTATACAGACTGATGAAAGAAGGAAGCA